ATTCTGGGTAGCCTTCAAGCTCCTCGCCTGACTGATCACCAGCCCCGCATTAGACGGGGCATTCGGACGCTCAATGAAACGTATCCAACGCTATGACCCGCCATCCGTAGGTGACTTAGCTCGCCTGAAAGCAGAACTCGAATTCACCAGTTCACAAATGGCTGACCTGGCAGGACTTGCCCAGGGCGCCCAGTGGCGTAAATACACTGGCGGCATCCAGCCACGTGAACTGAGCCAGCACATGCACTTTTACATGGCTGCTCTGCTCACGCTCTCGGACGAAGAGTTGGGGAAGGTGATTAACCGCATGCGCTCACAAGGTGCAGAGGTCGAGTTAGGTCCGCTGCCTGCTGGACGAGCTCCCAGATCTTCTGAGTAGCTCGCCACTCTGGTTGACCCCGCGCCACAAATTCAGATGCGTCCGTTTCGTGGCGCATTTCGCGGGTGCCATAATGGTCTCTCACTAACGGAGGCTGTCATGGATTGCAAAAAGCTAACGCCGCAGGACCTGGACAACACAAGATTCGCCCGCGCAGACGCAGCGGAGTTGCGATTCAATGCCAAGCAGGCGATCGAGAAGCTGGCAGCAGAATTGACAGACGATGACGGTGCCAAGCTTGGCCTGTCGATTACCCCCTCTTCGGACGGTTTGGACTCGGCAATCGAGTCACCGTTTGGAGTCGCTCGAGGTAGATGTCTGATTCGTCTCGGCAATGAAGGCGTTTATGCAAAGTATGTCTTCGAGCGTAAGGATCGGGATGAGTTAGATCGGGACAGGTGGGTCGAGGTCTTCCACTTCAAGATCGACCGTGACAAGCGGATAAGCTCTGAAGTGCCGGACGAGCAGCCATTTCATGTCGAGCAAAACTATCGGCATCAGTACTTCGTGCTGGCCCAGTCGCTCACAGCTGCGCTCGGGCGCGATCTGAACTGAAAACTCGGTCGCGCCAAATCCATAGCGAGACCCATATGGCGCGACCTTTCCCACCCAAGTCATTCGAAGAAATGTCAGAGTTACGCATGCTTGGCATCCGCCTGACTCCGGCACCGAATGTTTGGGAGTGGATCACCGAACAGATCCTCTCTGACACCGGCAGCATCCATAACCCCGATCACGCTCACCTGATAGATGCACCGATACGCATCCTCTGGGCGTCCTCATGTTTCGAGAAGCAGGGGCGCACGGTGCTGGGCCAGGCCGAATCGGTGATGTTCCGTGCTGGCGGATGGCAGAAGGCCCGACAAGAGCAGCAGATGACCGACTGGTTCGGTGAAGTGCCGGACTTCCTCATCACACTGGCTGCCGACTATTGCGCTCAATGCACCGACGCTGAGTTCTGCGCGCTGGTCGAACACGAGCTTTATCACATCGCCCAGAAGCTCGATAAGTATGGCGCTCCCAAGTTCAAAGAGGACGGGACACCAAGCCTGACGCTTCGTGGTCACGACGTGGAAGAGTTCGTCGGCGTGGTACGCCGCTACGGTGCGAGTGATGACGTACAGCAGCTGGTAGACGCTGCCAGCAAGCCACCTGAGGTGGCGAACATCAACATTTCGAGGGCCTGCGGAACCTGTCTGCTCAAGTCGGCCTGATTCCATGACAGGTTTTGACGGATGACAAACATATGGCAGTCCTGCGAAGCGAGGTTAAAGCCTTCATAGTTCAGGCGCTGGCCTGCTTCGACACGCCCTCCCAAGTGGTGGAGGCAGTCAAGAACGAATTCGGCATCGTGATCAGCCGTCAGCAGTGTGAATCGCACGACCCCACGAAGTTCGCCGGTAAGGGTCTTGGCGAGAAGTGGGTGACGCTGTTCAACCACTGCCGCACCAGGTTTCGTGAAGAGACCGCCGACATCCCGATCGCCAATCGCGCCTATCGACTTCGAGCCCTTGGCCGGATCGTCGAGAAGGCCGAGACCATGCGCAACTTGCCGCTCGCGCTTCAGGTGCTGGAGCAGGCGGCCAAGGAAACAGGCGACATGTACGTGAATCGGCAGAAGAAGGCCGATGACGAAGGCGAGACGGTTGTTCCGACCTCGGTTGAAGTTCGTGTGATTGATGCGAGGAAGCGGGATGCCGAGCCTGAACGTTCCCCAGGCTGAGTTCCTGCAGCTGCGTCATAAGTTTCGAGGGTTTGTTGCTGGGTTCGGCTCAGGGAAAACGTGGGTAGGGTGCGCGGCGCTCTGCAAACACGTGTGGGAGTGGCCGGGCATCAATTCTGGCTACTTCGCCCCGACATATCCGCAGATCCGCGACATCTTCTTCCCGACCATTGAAGAGGTGGCGTTTGACTGGGGGCTGAAGGTCAGGACGAAGGAAAGCGACAAGGAGGTCGACTTCTACAGTGGCAAGCAGTATCGCAGCACCACGATATGCCGCTCGATGGAAAAGCCGCAGACCATTGTCGGCTTCAAGATTGGTCATGCATTGGTCGACGAGCTCGACGTACTGCCAGCGCTCAAGGCTCAGCAGGCGTGGCGCAAGATAATCGCGCGGATGCGCTACAACGTCCTGGGCCTGAAGAACGGCGTGGATGTAACAACGACCCCTGAGGGGTTCAAGTTCGTCTACCAGCAGTTCGAGAAGCAGCTTCGAGAAAAGCCGCACCTCAGGTCGATGTATGGGCTGATCCAGGCCAGCACCTTCGACAATGAGCTGAACCTGCCGGACGACTACATCCCATCGCTGATGGAGTCGTACCCCGAACAGCTGATCATGGCGTACCTGAACGGCAAGTTCGTCAACCTGAACTCCGGGTCGATATACACCGCATATGACCGCAAGCTGAATCTGTGCATGGACACGGTACAGCCTGGCGAGCCGCTGTTCATCGGTATGGACTTCAACGTCGGCAAAATGGCGGCCATTACCCACGTAAAGCGTGAGGGGCTGCCGCGCGCTGTCGACGAGCTCATGAATGGCTATGACACGCCAGACATGATTCGCCGTATCAAGGAGCGCTACTGGAAGCACGACGGCAACCAGTACCAGAAGACCTGTGAGATTCGCATTTATCCCGACGCCTCCGGCGATTCGCGCAAGTCAGTGAACGCCAGCCAGACCGACATAGCTTTGCTGAAGCAGGCCGGGTTCTCGGTCATCGCTCCGGCGGCCAACCCGCCAGTCAAGGATCGGATCAACGCGATGAACGCAATGTTCTGCAATGCGCAGAGCGAGCGCCGCTACCTGGTCAATCCATTCACCTGCCCGACATACGCTGATGGGCTTGAGCAGCAGATCTGGGCGCCGAACGGTGAGCCAGACAAGAGCCAGGATAACGACCACGCCAACGACGCGGGTGGCTACTTCATCCACAAAGAATTCCCGATAGTGAAGCGCAGCGCTTCCTCTCACGCTCTGAGAATCTGACATGTCCGATGACCCAAGCAAAACAATCCCGGCCGTGGATGCCATGCGCCAGGACTGGGCCATCGTCGATCCGCTCATGGGCGGAACCAGTGCGATGCGCCGGGCAGGTGCAAAGCTGTTGCCGAAGTGGCCGAAGGAGGAGCGCGAGGACTACGACAGCCGAATCAAGCAGTCCACCCTGTTGCCTGCATACAGCGAGACGGTCAAGAACATGACTGGCCGGGTGTTCGCTGAGCCTTTGGTGCTGAGCGACGACATTCCCGAAACACTCCAGCAGTACGCGGAGAACGTTGATCGCCAAGGCAACAACTTGCAGGTTTGGGCGCAAACGTTCTTTGCGAACGCGCTGGCCCGTGGCTTGTGTCACGCGCTTGTTGACTACCCCCAGACCGTAGGCCCGGACGGCAAGGCGCGAATTCGCACGCGGGCCGAGGAGCAAGCGGCTGGCGTCCGACCCTACGTGATCATGATCAGGCCGCAGCAAGTGCTGGGATGGCGCGCTACGTCGCTCGGCGGTGAGCATGTGCTGACCCAGTTCCGCTATATGGAGATGGTCGAGGAGGACGACGGGGCTTTCGGCACCAAGTCCATCCAGCAGATTCGGGTGCTGACCCCCGGCGCCTGGGCGACCTACCGCAAGTCGAACGACAAAGACGAGTGGCTGCTCCATGAGGATGGTAGTAATTCGCTCGGCGCCATCCCATTGACCACCTTTTACACCGGACGCACCGGTTACATGACGGCCACGCCGCCGTTGCTGGAGCTGGCTCACCTCAACGTTAAGCACTGGCAGTCGCAGAGCGACCAGGACAACATCCTGCACGTTGCCCGCGTGCCCATGCTGGCGATTTCCGGGATCGATGACGATCAGTGGGAGCTGAAGGTCGGCACGGCGTCGGCGACCAAGCTGCCAACCGGCGGCGAGATGAAGTGGGTCGAGCACACCGGTAAAGCGATCGAGGCGGGACGTGTCTCGCTTCAGGATCTCGAAGACCAGATGCGCATCGCCGGCGCCAAGCTGCTTCAGCGCGAAAAACAGGCGACCAAAACCGCGACTCAGGCCGAGGAGGAAGCAGCTCAGGAGATGAGCCCGCTTGAAACCATGGCGGGGCAGCTGGAAGACGCGCTTGACCAGATATTCCAGTTCTTCGCCGCGTACACCGGGCAGGCCGAGGGCGGCCATGTGCAAGTCAATGGCAACTTCGACGTGGACTTTGCGCCGGAGACGACCTTGCCGCTGCTGCTCAACATGGCGGCTCAAGGCCGACTGTCCGACCAGACGCTGTTCGCTGAGTACCAGCGCCGCGGTGTTGTTTCTACCGACCTGGTGTGGGACGAGGAGAAACAGAAGATCGCCGATCAGGGACCAGCTCTCGGAGCGCTATAAATGCCTACCGTCAACGAAATCCTTGCCGACGAGAGTGTTGCGCATGCGATCTCGCTGGATCAGTACAAGATTGGCATTGTCCGGCGCATCATCGCGCTCCTGAACCGGTCTGACTCTCAATTGGTGGAAGAGCTGGCCAACGCGCTTGAACGGCTGCCGCCCGAGTCGTTTACCGTTGAGCGGCTTGAACTGCTGCTGAAGCAGGTTCGCGACATCAATGCCGACGCTTATTCTCTGGTGATGGAAGGCTTACAAACGGACCTCAAAGATTTCACAGGCTACGAAATAGATTGGCAGCAAAAGCTGATCACTACGACGGTGCCGAAACCGGTCCTTGTTCGCTTCCCACTGGTTCGGGTAGCCGCCGAGCAGGTTTACGCCGCAGCGATGGCTAGGCCGTTCCAGGGGCGGCTACTGCGTGACTGGGCTAGCACCATCGAAGCCGACCGGATGGTGAAAATCCGCAACGCGGTGCGCACCGGTTACCTCGAAGGCAAGACGACGGACCAGATCATCCGCACGGTGCGCGGGACCAAGGTCAACGGCTACGCTGATGGCTTCCTTGAGCGGCCCCGGCAGGATCTGGCCACCATCGTGCGCTCCGCTGTCAGCCATACAGCAGCAGTGGCCCGGGAAAACCTGTACGGCGCTAATTCGGACATCATCGCCGCCGAAGACTGGACGAGTACGCTCGACACCAAGACCAGCGTGCCATGCCGGATCAGGGACAAGAAGGCCTACGAGGTCGGCACCCACAAGCCGATCGGGCATAGCATTCCCTGGTTACAGGGCCCGGGCAGGTTGCATTTCAATTGTCGATCCACCTCAGCGCCGCGCACCAAGTCTTGGCGCGAACTCGGCATACCTATCGATGAAATGACAGGCAAGCAACGTAGCAGCATGGACGGTGCTGTGCCGGCCGACATGACCTATGGCCAGTGGTTGGAGCGCCAGTCAGACGCACGGAAGCTGGAGGTTCTGGGCCCGACTCGATTCCAGCTATACAAGGAGGGGCGGGATCTCGATAGCTTCTACAAGCCGAACGGCGAGTGGCTAACGCTCGAGCAGTTAAAGGTCAGAGATGCGAAGTTCAGGCAGCCGACTGGCGAATTCACGGTCTTTGATGCGGGGCATCCAGTATCCACACCTGATGTCTCGACACCCGCCAGGCGCGCCGCAGTTGAGATCGAAAAGCGCATTCGCGGCGACAGCCTTGAGACAGGTGCATTCATCGACAAGAGCGGCGCAGTGATACTGCAGCGCCAGGGTGAGCCGGACCTTGTGGGCTTCTACCCCGCAGAACTGGAGCAGATGAAGGGGGCGACTTTTACCCACAACCATCCGGGCAACTCTACTTTCTCCGCAGAGGATGTCTCATTGGCTGCCGCGACCGGGTTGCATGAGCTGCGAGCCGTCGGCCCGACGTTGAGATACACCATGGTTGCCGAGAACGGCTGGCCGGACCATGCTACGATGGAGGCAGCCATGAAGGAATCAATGGCGATTGCTCAGAAGCGTGTCGACTCGATGACGGGGCGCGGCGAGCTTGAGAACGAGCACAGGCAATCCGAGGCAGAACACCAAGTGTGGGTTGCCTTCAGTGCAGTGCTGAAACTTGTATACGGGCGTGAGAAATCATGACGAAACAGACCACTGATGAACTCGTTGCTGAGATGTTCAAAAAGCCGGTGCCAGATCCTGTCACTGGCATGGTCTATTTCGACGGTGGTACTGCCTGGAAGGAGTTCAGCAAGCGAATGATCGATGAGATTGGGCCAGGCAAACTGGTCGACGATTTCGACGAGCAATGACCGAAAAACCGCGCTTCCACGTTATTAACGGCACACCTGCACCGGATACTCCGGCTGAACAGGTGCGTAAGCGTGTGCGCGCCATGCCCAAGCCCGCGACGATGATTCAGTGCCATCGCTGCGGCGGTCGCGAGGTCATCGAGACCAAGACCGGGATGCTGTTGAGGGATGGCAAGCCTACAGGTGGGACCAAGTCGTTGTTGTGCGTCGGCTGCCTGCTCAAAGGTGACAGAGTGTTGTTGTAACGGCAGATCGGGCGACTACGCTGACTACTCCCTATAGGAGATGTCGCCATGAAATGCAAAGGTACGCTTTTCATTTTGTCGGCTGTAGTGTTTGCCGCAGCACCAGCATTCGCAGGAAGTCAACCAGTGCCAGCAGGGCACCCAACTCCGCTGGAAAAGCCCCCTAAAGTAGATGTGCCCGCTCCCGACAAAGATGCTGGAGTCAGGCGTGCAGAGGGAACCAGCGCTGCCTGGCAGGCGGTTGATAAGATGGAAATAACCCCGCCCAAGATACCATTGTCGCATGGGGCTGGAGGACATGCTCCCGGGCAAACCCTCGATAATAAATGACCCGGGAAGCCCCTAGAAAAAACTGGATTAACACTAAACAGAGCCCTGGCATCCGCCGGGGTTTTTTTATGGGCGCGATTCCGGATGGATAGCGCCGCACCTGGCCGGATGGCCGTTCAAATGGGCGGATGCCCGGAGACCACATGAAACTCAAACTTGATGATCAAGGCCACGTCGTAGTTCAGGACGGCCGCCCGGTGTATGTGCACGACGATGGCAAAGAGCTTGCGTTCGACGCTGTAGGCACCGTGAACACCATCACCCGCCTGAACGGTGAGGCCAAGTCTCACCGAGAGCGTGCCGAGGCTGCCGAGGGCAAGCTGAAGCTGTTCGATGGCATTGAGGATGGTGAAGCTGCCCGCAAGGCGCTGGAAACGATCAAGAACATCGACGAGGGCAAGTTGATCCAGGCCGGCAAAGTCGAGGAGATCAAGTCCGCCGCACAGAAGGCTGCTCAAGAGCAAGTCGCCGCTGCCAGCAAGGCGCACGCCGAAGAACTCGCAAAGGCCCAGTCCGGTCTCCAGCAGCGCGACCAGACTATCCATGGTCTGCTGATCGGCGGCTCCTTCAAGGGCTCCAAGCTGATCTCCGAGAAATTCGCCATTCCTGCCGACCTGGTCGAGGCCCGCTTCGGACAGAACTTCAAGGTTGAGGAAAACAAGGTCGTCGCCTATGACGGCGCCGGCAACAAGATCTTCTCACGCGCTCGCCCAGGTGAGCTGGCCGACTTCGAGGAGGCGCTTGAGTCGATTGTCGAGCAGTACCCCTACAAGGACCACATCCTCAAGAGCTCCGGCGGCAATGGCGGCGGCGCGCCGAACAACGGCAGCAAACAGGGCGGGGGTGGAAAGAGTTACAGCCGTCAGCAGTTCACCGCCATGAGCCCAGCCGAACAAGCTGCGATCGGCAAGCAAGTCAGCACCGGTGAAGTAACTATCACTGACTGACAACGCCACTGATTTTCCGAAACCCGGATGGGGATCGGAGCACGGGCCGGATAGCCCACCAAAACCTTTCCCTATCCAAAGAAGGATTTCATCGTGTCAAACACCCTCACTGGCCTCATTGGCCCGCTGTACGAAGCGCTCGACATCGTGTCGCGCGAGCTGGTCGGCTTCACCAAAATCGCCACCCTCGACTCCACCGCCGAAACCGCGGCCGTGGGTCAGGAGGTGCGTTCCCCAGTCGTGCAGCCGGTTGGTTTGCAAGACATCACCCCCGGACAGACCGCACCAAATGCTGGCGATCATGTCATCAGCAACATTCCGGTTGTCATCACCAACAGCAAGTCGTATCCGATTCGCTGGAACGGCGAAGAGCAAAAAGGCCTGAACGGTCCATCAGGTGCAGGCACTAGCACCATCATGCGGGATCAGTTCGTTCAGGCGTTCCGCACGCTGGGCAATGCTGTCGACGCCGATCTCGCGAACGCAGCTGTGCGTGGTGCTTCACGAGCCACCGGCACTCCTGGCACCACGCCGTTCGGTACTGCGGGTGATCTGAGCGACTTCGCTCTGGCCCGCCAGATCCTGGAAGACAACGGCGCGCCTACCACCAATCTCGCGATGGTGCTGAACTCTGCGGCCGCAGCGAACGTCCGCGGAAAACAGTCGGTGCTGTTCAAGGCAAACGAAGCGGGGACTGATGAACTGCTCCGTCAGGGCATCATTGGGCGAGTTGAAGGCTTTGACGTAGGTCAGTCGGCACAGCTTAAGCCCATCACCAAGGGCACTGGCGCTGGCTGGCTGGTTAACAGCACCGGCCTGG